AGTATTATAACAGATACTGTAAAAAAACATAATACAGGTGTTTATTTCCACGATATGCCTCATGATCCTAGTACTAATTTAAGTACTATAAATTATAAAGAAGCAGAAGATTTGGGTTATTTTAAAATAGATTTACTTAATGTAAACATTTATGAGCATGTTAAAAATGAGGCACACTTAAATGAATTATTAGAAAGAGAACCAGATTGGGATTTGTTATTGCATAAAGAAATAGTTCAACAATTATTTCATATACACGATCATTATGATATAGTTGCACAAATGCAACCTAGATCTATAAATCAACTTGCTATGGTACTTGCTATCATACGACCAGCAAAACGTAACCTGTTGGGACAAGAATGGTTAACAATAGAAAAGCAAGTATGGTTAAAACCGAACGATAATTCATATTACTTTAAAAAATCCCATGCTGTGAGTTATGCTTATGCAATTATAGTTCAGCTTAACTCGTTTTGCGAATTAACTGAATCTGCCGGCGTTTAACCCGCTTTTGCATTACATTTTGCAATGAAATAGTAGGTCCGTATAGTATTTCAAAATCTTTAATTGTAAAGGTAGATAATGCAGGTTTAAATGGTAACCATCGATTACCTAGTATAATATTAATAGGAATGGTTCTGTTTGATTCCCACCACCATTCTTCACCTAAGTCTAAGAATGATTTTTTTTCATCTTTTTCTTTAAGTTTGTTATATATATAAACGGAAGCTATATTACTACCAACATTTTGGACTATTCCGATGTACTCGTTTGTTCCATATCTACATAAGCTGAGAAATGGAAATTTGTCTAAAAATTCTTTAATTTCTATTTCTAATTCCATAATTAATTTGCGATAAATATATTTAAGTGAGATAAACGAATGGCAGACACGCTAACACTATTTAAGTATGATGCTAACATCCATTTTATGTTGGCCGATAATTCTAACAAAACGGTGAATCCTCCTATGAATAATAAAATTATAAAAATATATAAAGGCGTTGATAGCGTCTTAAACTTCTATGTTAAAGACAAAGATCGAAAGCCTGTTAGTTTGACGTCTGGTGTACTTACAGCATATTTAGTAAATCACACCTCGGGCAATTTGCTATTTTCTAGGCTAGTAGAAGAAATAGATAATTCTACAGGTCAAGCAAAACTAACAATTCAAAACAAAGATTTAGCAAGTACTGAATTGGGATTTTATGATCTATCATTAACATTTAAAAATGTTGATGGCGAAACATTATCATTATATGCAGATAGAGCAGATAATGTAAAAGTAACAGTTGAAGTTAAAGATGGACCTATTCCAACATTCATCGAATCAACAACAATAACGTTTACAACCGACGGAGGAACCGGTTCTAAAGAATATAGTTCAGCAGTAGAAGTAGCATCAGGAACACCTGATGCTTTTGGAATTCATACTTTTGTTGCATATCTAACAGATTACACTGGTAATCTTTATGCCGAAGGATCTATTGAACAAACAGCCGCAGGGTGGTTTCCTATTTCAATAGGTTCAGGAACAGAACATAAAGTATATTCGGGTTCTACTACACTAGATCCTATTAATTTTACTGCAAATCTAAACTGGATCCGATTTGCACATAATCCAGATGCTAGTAATGCAGGAACGGTTGACAAAATTCTTTATAGAAGTTAAACTATATGTATGAGTATAGTTCTAGATGTTGTTAAAGCAAATTTACCTATAGATGCGAAACAAACCCCGTCTGGTTGGCTAACATTAAATTGTCCATGTTGCATACATTTTGGACAAGCAAGACCTGATCGACGGCACAGAGGAGGGGTAATGTTTACTCCTGACCAAGGTATCGTTTATCATTGTTTTAATTGCAATTATAAAACAGGTTGGAAAAATCCTGATAGATTTTCTGATAAATTTAAAAAATTATTAAAATATTTAGGCATTCCTAGATCTGATATTCAGCGACTAACATTGGAAACAATGCGAGAAGCAGATTTAGTCCAACCAACTAAAGAAGAAATACCAGAATATAAAATAAATTGGCCCGATATTAAATTACCTAGCGGATCAAAACCATTAGATCAATGGGAATTTAATCCATTATATAATAGAGCAATAGAATATATTAGTCACAGAGGGTTACTTGATTTAGGCGATTGGTATTATAGTTCTGCTATACCTGGCCAAATGCAACATAGAATTATATTACCGTATAAGTACAAAAATAAGATAGTAGGTTTTACAGCAAGATGGACTGGTGAAAAACAACATAAATATCCTAAGTACTACCAACAACAACCTAAAGATTTTGTATTCAATTTAGATGCTCAAAAAAATAATAGAAAATATGTACTAGTTACTGAAGGACCGTTTGATGCAATTGCAATAGATGGGGTATCAATAGGTGGCAGTAATATAAATTATCAACAAGCACAAATAATAAACCAGTTAGGTAAAGAAGTTATATTTGTACCTGATCAAGATAAAGCAGGTATTGATGTAGTACGACAAGCATTATATTATGATTGGCCTGTAAGTTTTCCTCCATGGGACGGAATAAAAGATTGTTCAGAAGCAGTAAACAAGTATGGTAGGCCGTTTACTCTTAAAAGTATATTAGATTTTGTGGAAACAAATAAAACAAAAATACAAGTAAAAAGTCAATTATGGAAGTAGATTATCTATTATCAAATAAAAATTTTAAAAAGGAACTAAAATGAACGTAGGAATAATTGGAGATTATAATTCTGTCATGACCGGAATGGGTGCAATGAAAGGGATATGGGATAACCGTCTCCGCGACGGTGGGGACGATACTGAAGGAGATCCCACAGGATGGGAAGGATGGTTAGCTAACAAAATCGAACATGTAAATTTTGAAGTCACGCCATGTGGGAGTAATCAAGAAATTATAAATCAATTAGCAATATCTATTCAGCGTAAACCAAAAGATTTATATATTGTCCAAACTACATCATGGTATATGTCATCGTTTGGTATCATAGATCATGATTATTATCAATATTCACCAAAACACAATCTTACATATAATTTACCAGATCCACGTAGTTATACCGGAAAACGGTATCCGTCGGCAATGGTGCCATATCATCCTAATTATACTATTAATAAACCACCATTTACTGTAGGAGGGCCTATCGGTGATGTGTCGACACCTAGATGGATTTCACAAACAGATGCAGATGTTGCTATTGATACTTCGGGATTATTTGAATCTGTTTTTACTAGTTGCATTGATGATATAACAAATCCAAATTTAATAGATGGCTTAGATGATGCTCATAGGATGAGATCAATTTATGGAGAATTAGGTAAGGTCATGTTACATGATCATTTGGGATCACAATTAAAGCAAGAAGAAATTTTTGCAACAATGAATTTATTAAATTTATTAAGCCAGACACATAATAATATTTGGTATTTCCATTGGCATCCTCCGTTAGGTAGAGTAGAAGATTATAATTTTATGGAAGATCCTCATGAGTCTGGCTCAAATATTGCAGACCACAGACGGCAACATAGAAAAGATACTATTGGATTAAATTATGCAAAATTAGAATTGCAAAATACCAATAAAAGAATTCATCCATTTAGTGCAATGGATTGGATGATAATGACGCATAGAGATAAAATAAATAACGAGGTCGACTGGTTAAACGACACCGGTCATAAAACGGTATTTGACGAATACATTTCCTCAAACGATACATTAATGAATATATTACAAAATGGCTGAAATAGAAGTAAAAGAATACACAGAAGATATGCAAAAACTTTATATAGAGTTTTTATTATCGGATTCTGAATTATATGCACGATGCCAAGCAATTGTAGATCCAGAATATTTTGATAGAAAATTTAGAAAAAGTGTAAAATTTATGCAAGAACATATATCGGGATATTCTGTTGTGCCTACTCCAGACCAAATTTTTGCACAAACTGGTGTAAAATTTACACTAGTTAGGGATGTTGATGAACGACACCAAGATTGGTTTTTAGATGACTTCGAACAATTTTGTAAACATAAGGCATTAGCAAATGCAATACTTAGCTCAACAGATTTATTAGAAGAAAATCAATTTGGTGCTGTTGAAAAAATGATCAAAGATGCAGTTCAAGTTAGTTTGGCTAAAAATTTAGGTACAGATTATTATGTTGATCCGGGAGATAGATTGCGTAATTTAAAAACATTAAATGGCGGAACAAGTACTGGTTGGGAATCAATGGATGCTAAATTGTTTGGCGGATTTAATAAAGGAGAACTTAATATATTTGCAGGAGGTAGTGGAGCAGGTAAAAGTATATTTCTACAAAATCTTGCAGTTAATTGGTCACTAATGAAATTAAATGTTGTGTATATTAGTTTAGAACTTAGTGAAAGTTTAACTGCTATGCGAATGGATGCAATGAATACTGGTTATTCTACTAAGGAATTATATAGAAATTTAGATGATGTGGATTTGCGTATTAAAATGCAACGAAAAAAAGCAGGAGCAATTCAAATAGCACAATTGGTGAGTGGTTGTACAGTAAATGATATACGAGCATATTTAAAAGAATATACAGTACAAACAGGTATAAGACCAGATGCAATAATAATAGATTATTTAGATTTAATGATGCCGGCTCAACGTAAAGTACCACCGAGTGATTTGTTTATTAAAGATAAATTTGTTAGTGAAGAACTAAGAAACTTATCAGTAGAATTAGATATTTTATTTGCTACAGCATCGCAGTTAAACAGAGGAGCAGTAGATGAAATAGAATTTGATCATAGTCATATTGCTGGCGGACTTAGTAAGATTCAAACAGCAGATAATGTTATTGGTATATTCAGTTCACGAGCAATGCGAGAACGTGGTAGAATACAAATACAATTTATGAAAACTAGATCTAGTAGTGGTGTTGGGCAAAAAGTAGATTTAGAATTTGATGGTAATACGTTACGAATATCAGATTTACCCGAAGGTGAAGAAGAAAGTCCTGCCGAAGATATATATGCAAAACTTAAAAAGAAATCTACACTTACAAAAGTTAAATCGGGGTTATCTGAAAACCAAGTGGTTGAAGATACTGTTGATCATAGTGATAAATTACGAAATATGTTAAAAGGTATGCAATGAATCAAACTGAACAATTCAAACATGCTAATTATTTTGCTACAAATGTAGAATGTGACCAACTTAATTCTCAGGATGCCTTTGCTAATCGAGTATTACTTAAAATATATGGAGGCATTGGGGATGGATTAATGTGCCTACCTATAATACGTAGATTGTCCGAATTACATCAAGTAGATATTGCATTACGAAATGCTGATAATTCAGATATAGGTGAATGGACAGAAGAACTAATACAAAATAATCCGTATGTTAATAAGGTATTTACATGGAAATTTTGGACCGCCAATATACATAACTTTCGAATATATAAAAAAGTTGTTGTGTATAATCCTTTTCCATACGATCAAGAAATGTTTTATGCAGAACCCATTCATAGAGTAGATTTTGCCGCCGAGGGTATGGGAGTCACTGATTGTAAATACCATGATATAAATGTTCATTTAACAAAAGACGAAGATATGTGGGCATATAATAAATTAGAATTAATTAAAAATCCTGTAATTATTCAACCAACTGTTTTGCGGGATCCGTGGCCTAATAACCAAGGTAAACAAATTCCGTTAGACATTTATCCTAGGCTTTTTAAAGACTTTCCTGAGTTAACATTTATAGGTATTGGAACAACAAAAGGCAACAATGGTGATGGAATGAATTTAGGTGAATGGGATAATTATGTATCTTTTATGGATCAAACAACAATTAGGCAAGCAATTGCATTATTAAAATGGTCAAAATTTCATATTATTCCTGATAGTTTTTTAGGACATGCAAGTGCAGGGTATAATAAAAAAGGTATAGTTATATTTGGTAGTACGTCTCCGCAGGTATTTGGGTACAAAAATAATTATAATCTTTGGTATGCTCCGCCATGTGCTCCATGCAGAATACAATCAGAGCCAACAGAATGGCACACGGAATGTTGCATTAAAGATGGAATACCAGTAGAATATGATAATTTAAAACGAAATATTAAGAAATTAATAACTGAAGAGCTTTCAGGAGTGCTTGACCTTGAGTAGGGTGGACATCTCGACTACTTGCCATTAAATTAATAGCCGCCATAGCACTATCTTTTATCTGAGGACCCAATTGCGGATCGGGGTGCAATGCTGACGGATCTATGCTTTGTATAGCACCAATTACACCAGACGGATCAGCAGGTTCTTCTGCTTGTGCCAGTGCTTCTTCATCAGGAACTGGTTGCCAGTTTGCTTGGTATGGGCTTGCTTCATTTAAATCAAGAGCTTTCATAACAATATTTAGCTAAATATTATACAGTATTAAAAGGATTATATATATGACATCCACAAGAAGTTTATTCGAAGAAATTAGTTCAATCGCAACTAAACGCGATAGTTCGTTATTAGTCGAATCTAGAGCAGAACATATTATTGCAAGTGTTATAAATTTAATACATTTAATACAAGAATCGTATTCACCAGAGCAGTCGGCGGATTTAAATAAACGATTAATAAATGCAATACGGACCGAAGATGTACGCAAATTTACTAGAGGTATGCGTAAAATAAAAGAACAGGTTGAACATGAAAATTAAAGATATTTTAAATGATATAAGTCCTAGAATAAGGGCAAAAAAAGATATTAAAAAAAGATTTAAAAGACGCAAAGGAAAAGATTTTCATTCCAGCACAAATTTTGATCATAAATTCAAAATTTCTAATATTACAAAGCGAATAAAAGGCGCATTGTGTGATGACATTAACGACAATACCGAATAAACTAGATCATCTAGAAGAAGAAAACAAAAGTAGTTTTCAACTAATTAATACTTTAACTGAAAGTAGGCTATTCAGGCAACCTCAGGTTTTAAAAAATTTAGGCAAGCAAGGGGTAAAAGATTTAACTTTCTTATATATACTTTTATTATACATATTATATAACGAACCCGAAACTCACGAAAAGGCAGTACTTTACGCAAAACGAACAAAATCATACCGAGACTTTGATACTTTTTATATAGGTGGAACAGATTTGTATCTGCTTATTAACGATAACCTAGGCTCGATCAATAAACCTCTATTGCTTATGTTTCTTGATCGTTTGGCAAATGCAAGTATAGAACGAGAATTTGTTCAACGATTCTTTTTAAATGCACAAAACACATTACACGTAAACAATAGTGTATTAAGATCTGCTAGAAGATACGTTCAAGATTGGCACATAATGGGCCAACAACGTAAAAATCAAACAATGACCCAAATATTATCATTTGTACGAACAAAAGCAAGGTACATAGAAGTGTATGATGATATAACCGAAATACATAGAAAATATTCATAATTTGATAAATAAAAATAACAAGTAAAAGTTATTAAGGAGATTAATTATGGCTTTAGACGACAACGCAAGAAGTAATGCAACAAATGCTAGTTATGGAGCACCTATGTTCCTGTATAAATTAGCATGTACAGCAATTCACACAGGACATGCCGCATCAGATTCTGATTTTGCAAAAGTTCTGGCTGCTATTGGTCAGTGGACCTCAGTATTAGCATGGGAAACCCCAGCAAGTGGTGTTGCATATGTTTTATGCGAAGGTGGAGTAGATTTAACAACCGCCACACCAGGAACAGCAACCGCAGGAACAATTACTGCCGCAGAAGGTGGACAAACAAATAGTTGTGTAATTACCAAACATGTAACGTTTGCGTAATAGCATATAGAATTGAGGCGTCTTTTACTAGGCGCCTTTTTTTATGACCGATAAATACCAATAAAGATTATATGTCAACATTTCATGATGCCGGTGAGTTTATCGGCGCAAATATTGAGTTCTTTTCAATATTCAGTTTAATAGATTTTTCAGACTCAGATATGGGAGCAAATGCTTCACCTTATAAAGGTGACGGCACTAAATTAGATTTAACAAATATTGAATCTAAACCTTATCATCAAGCTCAAAATTTAAATATTTTAATTCAATCCATTGGTTTTAGATGCCAACCCGCAATGATATCTGTAAATTCCCAATCAGTTGCTATTACATCATTTAATAATGCTCATAATGTAAATTTAGGTTCAGCTTATACAGGTACCAAAACATTATGGACAGTAAAATTTGCAACAGAACATCCTGGTTCTTGGAATATTACATTATTACAAGATGAATTATACAGTATGCCCGTAGAAGGTTCGGCTGATTTAACTGACTCAACTAGTAATATTATTGGAAATATAATAAATACTAACGTTGATGATGACCTTAATCGAAACACTATCATCGAAATGGCTGAAATACTTTAGGCGAATACTGGCTCCAAATCGATATTACTATATCGTGAAAATTAGTGGTAAACACTAGTAAAAGTGATTTGGAAAATAAATGTCTGATATAGAAAAAACGAGCTTAGAAGCTCATGTTGAACTTTGTGGCGAACGATATTCTCGCTTAGAAGATAAATTAGATGAAGTTGTTAGACGTATAGAACGTAGTTATGTACGATTTGACAAGATGGAGCAATCTGTAAATATCATCAAAGAATTTGCAACAAATCATCATACTGATAGATTTAAAGCTATTGAAACACGACAAAGTTCATTAGAATCTCGTATAACAAATTTAATGAAACTTATTCTTTCTGGTGCAGTTCTAATTATTGGAACTTTGGTTACTGGAATCTTTACTCTTCTTCCCTAATAACAATAAATACAATAACAGGAATTAATAAATGCATATTATTGAAGTAGCAGAGCCTCTTATTGAAACAAAAATTGTTTGGGCAAAAAAAGGCAAAAACAATATTACACGAAAATATAGATGTTCTTTCGGTAAACGAAAGGGCAGAGTTGTTGCAAGTCCGATGCAATGTTCCGCTCCAATAGATATGAAAAAACGATTCTCACTTAAAAAAACAAGAGCAAGATTGGGTTCTAAAATGGTAAGAAAAGCAAAGAAAACCAAACGATTTAATCCTGCAAGTAGAAGAGTAAGGGCATTGAATAAACAATGAAAGCATTATTAGCATTAAATGAAAGCACTACAGCAGAAATACTTGCTGATTTATTACAAATTGATCCTGAACAGGCACAAGCAATGGCAGGACAAATGCGGCTTAGTGAAATATTAAGTCTTGTCCAAGAACTTAAATCAAACAATACGTTAGAAGCAACTGAAATTTTAAAACCGTATCTTGCTGAATTGGGATCCGGCAACAAAAATGTAGACAGCAGGGCAAAACAACCTCCAAAAACTGTTCCAGCACCAGGAACAGGAGCAAGTGGTCCCCCAGGACGTAATTATCCACAACAAGCAGGATCAAATAATGTATCTAGTTCTACTACAGCGGCACAAAGACCTAATATTTCGGGACCTGAAACTCCGCCGGGCGAACAAGCACCTAATTATACAATGGATATAAAGAAAGACGGTCAACAAATAGCATCTTCAAATGTCGGACCAGACGGAGCGGCTAGAGCTCTTAGAACAGGACCTAAAAGTTCAGGCAAAGGACAAGGATTATCGGCATTACGATTAGCAAAAGGGATAGCATGAGAGTAATAGAGGTAGCAGGACCTTGTCCTGTAATGGTATCAAATAAAGAAGCATCTGTGTATGATAAAATATGTACAAATGGCAGTTGCACTAAAGAAGATTTGTCAGAACGAGAAAAAATGGTAGCGAAGAATCTTATTACTAAAGGGGTTGTTGATAGGATTAATGGTCGCTTATATCCAAGTTTTCGATAAATAATATAAACTGAGTACGGGGATTAAATTATGAATATTTCAGATTTTGAGGACAGAAAAATCAAATTAGGTAAAATTAACAAATATCTACAAGAAACATTTGGATTTTCGATTAAAAAAGAGGATGTTACCTCAAAAGCAATTCGAGGTATATTGCAACAAGTTAGAGCCAAACAATCGGCGATTGTTAATGAATCTAATGTTACTGACTTCCACAAGCATCCAGACTATGCAAAAACTATTATGGTTGCTGAAGCATTAGCAATTATGTTAAAAGAAGTTTCCCCTACGAAAAGAAAGATCAAAGCAAAAGTCAAGGAATCCAAAATGGGCAAAAAAGTTCAAGAACATAGAGCAAAAGGTATGAAAAATCATCCTCATCCAGGTAAGAAAATGGAAGCAAAAGCAGTTAAAAAAGAAAAAATTGAAGAAGTAAAAAACGATGTTAACCCTCGTTCAGTAACATTAGAAAGTCTTCGTACACTAATGGAACAAGATTTAGATCAAGCAGAACTAGTTCTTGCCGCTAAAGATATGGTTGATAGAGTACAAAAAATGGCAGAAGATTTAGCATCTATGCAAGTAGAAGATTTAATGCCATTAGTAGATGCCATGCGTGAATCATTTGGAACCGAACTAGCAAATGCATTTAGTGCATCTGTAGATGCAACATTAGGTGCGGCTTTAGAAACAATTAAAGCAACCCGCGAACAAGTAGACCAATCAGTACTAGTGCTTACCGGTGAAGGTGCCCCTGTTAATGATATGATGGG